GTGTAGGTGCAAGTGGCTGGGTTGGACTGCCAATGGGGCTTATACTCCAATGGGGACAAATTCAAAATCTAGGCGTAGGAGAAGAAAGAGAGATAATGTTCCCTATAGTTTTTCCAAACTGGGCGCTATCGGTAGTGGCAACGCCTGGACTGCCTAGTCCGAACAACGCTATCACTTCCGTGCAGATTAATGGATTTTTCAAGGAAAAATTCACTATTCAAAATACCGATACAGATAGTGCATATCCTGCATACTGGATTGCAATAGGACATTAAAAGGAGGAACTATGAAATACGCCCATTATGATGAAAAAGAAAAAACGATACTAGGATACTACGATGATGAAATCCACGAAACTATCCCAGAACCAAGCTTTAAGATTTCAGATGAAGAGTGGCAAAAGGCACTAGAAATAAGTGCTAATTTCATACAAAACGGCAAGCTAATCAAAAAAGAGCAAGAGATAGATGAAAAAGCTAAACAGCTAGCAGTAATTGAAGCTGAGATAAAAGAGTGTGAGGAGTATATCCGCAATGCTCTAATTATTGGCAACAACGCCGTGCTTGAAAACCTAAGGGCGGAGTATAAAGAATTGATCGCAGAGCGCGAAAGGCTAAATATAACAAGCGAGAACACAACAAGCGAGCCGATAACGGTAGCGCCGACAGATCATCTGTAAGGGGGGCAAAAATGAGCTATGTAATCATCTGCGTATTGTCGTTAATTTTAGGCGTTTTATTATGCCCTATCGTGATTTTTCTACGTGCTAGAAAATGTGACCAGTGGGACAACTCAAACATGACAAACATACTGAGAGTGTTTAGCCACTTGGCGACACACCCTGATGACTTTGCCAAATTTCAGTACGAAGATGGCAAGAAGCCATTTTGGTATTTGAGCGGTGATGAATTTACGGATATTGTAAAAACTAGACCAAATGAAAAGGATGATAAATGAGAGTAAGAATAAAAAGATGTGAAGTGTGTGCCAGTAAGCTAGACAAAGATGGTAACTGCACTTGGAGCGATTGTCCTAAGTGCCCAGGATACAAACAGAGCGAAACAAAGGAGAATGAGAAGTCAAGTAAGAAGTCAAAAAAGGAAAATGATGCTAAAGAGTAAAGAGATATTGCGTCTTATAGCGATCATTTTAGTAGAGCTTTTGCTTGAGATCCTCTCATTTGTAGTTGTGCCAGTTGCATTACTATTTTGTAAAAAAGATGATGAACATCTGCCAAAGATATTTAGGTGGTTTGAAGATGCAAACGACTACTACAATGGCAAGTGTGCTGCTATCAATGGTGATAGTGGCTGGCGCAAAGAGCATTATCCTGAGCCAGTCAATAGAACGTATAAAGCAAGGCTTCTTTGGCTCTTACGTAATAAGATAGGACGCTTTTCGAGTGAAATTTTAGGCGTCAAAGTAAGCGATATAAATCCATATAGCATAGAAACCATAGGTGATCCCAATATCACCAGTAATAATGGCAAAGAGAGTGGTTTTTGTAAAGTTACTTGCACCTTAAAAGATGGTATGGAGCGTTTTGGGTTTTATAAGATCGTGCGCTATGGGAAATTTTATTGCAGGATATATTTAGGGTGGAAGCTTATGGATATAGCAGGGGCAAATGCCTTAAATTTTAAAGAGTTTACACAGAAAGATGATAAGAAATATCTAAAAACGGTGTGGTGTATAAATCCATTAAAAAAAGTAAATCAAAAAGGAGAATAAAAATGGCAGCAAAATTTGGGGAGCGCGCGGGCAAAGTAGCACATCAACTGCTTGATGTGCGTCCGCAAGCGAGTGAGCGAGTATATCGCACTGCGATACGAGCGATGGCACATAGCGCATGCCAAAGACTAATTAAAGGAGAGAAAATATGAGTGCTAAATTCGGAGTAAACGTAACCGTCTCAGCTGAGGCAGCAAGACCAATAGCAGTAGAAAGTACTACGCCTATTGGTATAGCAGGGTATGAAGAGGCGCTAGAAAATGGCCTACATTTTTATATGACAACAGCAAAGGCACTTGAAGCTCTCGAAGCAAAATACAAAGCAAAAAAGGATGCGAGCCAAGCTTTTAAAAAAGGCTCTATTTATAGGGCATTAAAAGGTATTGAAGATCAGGCCGTAAATACTCAAATAATTTTAAGTGTATTTACAAAAGATGACGATGAGGACACAAACGATGAGATCACGGAGTGCAAAAGTGCCGTTACAGCGTTTGCTAAAGCTAAATCACGCTTTGGTTATAGCCCAAATTTAATAATCGCACCTGGCTTTAGCCATGAAGATGCGATTAAAGGCGAGATAGAAAAGATGGCAACTAGGCTAAAAGCAACTGGCATTGTGGATCTAAAAGCAGATGACGCAGCAGCAGCCATTGTTAAAATGGGCGATTTTGGTACAAATAGGCTAGTTGCCGCTTATCCAAATGTCAAGGTTTGGGATGATGAAACGAACGCTTATGTTTATGAGGGGCAAAGTGCGAGAATAGCCGGCATGATAGCCCACACAGATGGCGCAAGCGAGTTTGGATATAGCGACAGCTATTCAAACAGGGTTATGATAGGAGTTTCTGGCACGCAAATAGACGTGGATTTTGAGTTAGGTGAGACTTGCACGGCTGATGAGCTAAGGGCAGCAAAAATTTCTACCATCATTAGATAGAGTGGCTTTAGGGCTTGGGGTGGCGAAACGAGTGATGGGGATACTATTTGGCAAGATCTAGCACGTGTTAGGATATTTGATCGTATTTCGCAAGCTTGCCAAAAGGGAGTGCTGTTTGCGATCGATAGAAAAGCTAGTGAGCTTTATCATGCAAAAAGATCAGTTAGCGAGCTCCTTCGTCAGCTAGTTGGAGCAAAGGTACTTCTTGGATATGAGCTTAGCTGGAGTGCAAAAAACACTGACGCAACTATCACAGCTGGTAAATTTTACCTTGATGTCAGAATGCAAAATAATCCAATCGTTAAGCAGCTTACGCTTGATTTTATCTACGTGGATAAATACGGTAGCGTTTTGATGGATGAGTTAAACAAATAACAAAGATTTTTAAAAATTTATGAAAGGAGAAGTAAGGATATGAAATCGCGAAGTATGGCAAAGCAAAGCTAGGCGTGATGAGTTTGCAAATGAGACGGACGTTTTGTCCGTTGCAGTGCGGCAAGCGAGATCACAACGAAGCTATGCAAAGCCAGACAAGCAGACATAACTTACAAAAAAGAGTATGAAAAGACAAATTCCTCAAGTAATCCAAGAAGGTAACGTTTATATAGATGGCATCGGCTATCTTGGTGTAACAAAAAAGCTTAAACTTCCCACAATAGAGTTTGAAATGATAGAGAGCAAAGGAGTTCTTAGTACAAATTACACAACTGGCATGCTAAAGGCAACAGAGGTTGAATTTACGGTTAGTGTGCTAGATAAAAACATGTGGGTAAATTTGGGGCTAAACAGCTTTACTAACCGCATTCCGTGGCTTTTTAAAGCTAGCATTTTCCAAAGTGGCAAAAGTAAAGCTGTGCCTTTTAGTGCAGCCTTTACTGGAGATATTATCAGTTATGAAGTATCTGAGTTTGAAAGCGGAAAAGAGCTAGAAGTTACTATTAAGCTATCAGCTCATTTCGTGGACATCAACGTGGATGGCGTGCCGATGGTGCTAAAAGATAGTGAAAATATGATATGCGTTATAGGCGGAGTTGATTATATGGCAGGGGTTCGCTCAAATTTAGGAGAGTAGAGGGCACGGCATCTCGCTTTATTATGCTTCGTTGGTTTTCAAATTTTAATGCTCACGTATAAAACATACGCTCCGCTTAAAATTTAAAAACCGCCTAGCCTAATCTTGCGATATTTCCGTTTAAATAAATACATTATTGATTTTTAAAAATTTAAGAAAGGAGAAGTAATAAATTTAATCGCAAAGTATGGCAAGTAGAGCGAGGCGTGATGAGCTTGCAAATGAGACGGACGTTTTGTCCGTTGCAGTGCAGCAAGCGAGATCACAACGAAGCTATGCGAAGCCAGACGAGCAGGCTTAAATTTGTGAAAAAACAAATATGAAAGAGATAAAGATAAAAGATGAAATTTGGCAAATGCATGCACCAAAAGTAAGAACCATTAAGATGGCGGATGAAAATGGTGGTAGCGATATGGCAAAGACTATCTATATGATAGCTGCGCTTTGCAATAAGACACAAGATGAAGTTGAAAATTTGGAGTTTAAAGAATTTATGTCTTTACAAAAGGCGTTAAATGATTTTTTAGATGTAAGGGCGGAGTAAATAACGAAAATATCGCCCTTATAGCTCATGTTTTAGGCTATGGGTATAACGAGATAATAAATCTTAGTTTGAGTGATTTTAGTGAGTTTTTAGAAATTTCAGTAAAGATCTTAAAGGCTAGGCAGGTTTGAGCGTTTATCTTTTGAGTTAAAAAGGCTATAAATGGATATTAAAAAGGATTTAACAATATCTAATGCTAAAAACAAAACAGCTACAAGTAAAAAGGCTGGAAAAGATAAAAATAGACCTATGATATAAGCAAAGGGAGCTGCTATTAGCATACCTAAAAGGTCAAGCTCGCTGCTAAAGATAAAAAATAGAGAAAAAAGCGTGGCAAAGCACTCCATAAAGTAGTTATTGCTACACAAAAACTCTGTAAAGCTAAAATTTTTCATAAGTTAATTATAACTTGCAAAGATATAAAAAGCAAGAAAGGTAAAAATGGATAATACTTCAGTTAGTATAACAGTTGGACTTATTACAAAAGGCTTTTCTGCGCTAAGTGGAGATATAGGTAAACTTAGTGCATTAACTAATCGTCTAAATGCTGCTGGTAAAGAGGTTGGTAAGCTAAATGAACGTATTTCAAAGATTAGTGCAATAAAAGCAAACATAAGTATAAACAAGCAAAACATTGCTAGTGAGCTTTCAAATGTTGCAGAGATCGCTGCAAAAATATCATCTGTTGCACTACCTGTAAAGCTTGCTATTGACTATGAAGACGCCTTTGCTGATGTTAAAAAGGTGGTTGATTTTAGTGATAATGGCGAGATGAAAAAATTTAGTAACGAGCTTTTAAAGATGAGCCAGGTTATACCACTTAGCGCAAAAGAGCTTACGCAAATAGCAGCTGCTGGCGGTCAAATGGGTATAGCAAAAGATGAACTACTTGAATTTACGCAGATCACCGCAAAGCTAGCAGTTGCGTTTGATACCACGGCTGATAGTGCTGGAGAGAGCATAGGAAAGATAAAAAATATCCTAAATATGGATCTGGCTCAGACAAAAGGGCTAATGGATGTGATAAACGGTCTTTCAAACTCAAATCCAGCAAAAGCGTCTGAGCTAGTTGAGATAATGAAACGAATAGCAGCACAAGGTAAGCAAATAGGCTTAGCTAGTGAAAAGACAGCCGCTCTTGGTGCTGATTTATCTCACTTGGCAAAGCTCCAGAAACTGCTGCGAATGCTGCTAACAAACTTATGAAAACGCTTGGAAATATAAGCACTTTAGATGAAAAAGGTCAAAAAGCATTAAGTGAGCTTGGGATTGATAAAGGATATATCTTAGCTGGGATGAAGGCTGATCCATCCAAAATGATGATAAGTTTTTTAGAGCGCATAAAGAGTGTAGATGATAGCAAAAGAGGAGCTATTTTAAATACTTTGTTTGGAGATAACTACGATACTAATATCGCAACCTTAATAGGCGGTCTTGATACGCTTAAAAAGGCGATGGCTGATGTAGCTGATACTTCAAAATTTAAAGATAGTGCAGATAAGGAATTTGAAAATAAATCAAGCACAACAGCTTCAGCTATAAAACGCTTACAAGGTGCATGGAGTGCCTTTGGCATAAGCATAGGCGAGATGTTTTTGCCAGCTATTAACGCACTATCATCATTTTTAGCAAATATTGCAAAGACACTATCATATATACATGAGAATTTTCCAGTAGCTTCAAAGATTGTTTTTGGATTTATTGGTGGATTTATGGCATTTAGTGCTATTGCACCGATGCTAAAGATCGCAAGATATGGCTTTAGCATACTTTTTTCAGAGATAAAAATAGCATATCAAAGCACTATGTGGCTAGCAAATGCCTTAAAACTGGTTGCATCTCGCTCACTTTTAACTTCAGCCTACACGAAAGCTCTAGCATCAGCGCAAAGAGCTTGCCAGGCAGCTACAATAGGACTTAGTAAGATTTATAAGACCTTAGCTGCTGCTATGTCAGTATCTATAAAGGCCATAAAATCTATGAAATTTGCTCTTATTAGCACAGGCATTGGTGCTATAGTAGTAGCTCTTGGTATGGCAGCAGCTTATCTTATAGAAAATTGGGACGAGGTAAAGGCATTTTTTGAGAGAATTTGGGAAAACGTAAAGCCATATTGGCAGAGCGCGACAAAGTTTTTTAGTGATCTTTGGCAAGGAGTGAGCGACTTTTTAAGCGCTATTTTTGAGCCAGTTATCAAGATATGGGATGAGCTATTTGGTGGCTTTTTTGACTGGATAGCCAAGAATTTCGGCTGGATAAACGACATGGTCGGTGAGGCCATTAAGGGGCTAAGTAGTGCTTGGAGTAAGACAAAAGAATTCTTTGGCTTTGGAGACGATGAGCAAGCAAGTAGTGAGCTAAAACCAAAAGATGATAGTGGTGGCTTTTTTAACTCTATTTTTAGCTCAGATAGTGATACCAACGCAGAGGCTCCAGCTTTAGTGGCAGCTAGCCCAGGTGGTGGCGCCATCAACATTAGCTTTAATGGTGATTTTTTACTTAACTCAGACAATGGCAAATTTGACCTAGAGAGCTTTAAGACTCAAATAGTAAAAGGCGTTAAAGACGCACTAAGACGTGATGAGTTTAACCGTAAAAACACGGATGTAAGGGGATGATATGGTGCTAAATCTTGGTGGGTTTAAATTTAGATGGGAGCAAACTAATAGCATTGATACCCAAACAGGCTTTGGCATAAGCGAGCAAGAGCGGATACAAAACTATCCAGCCTTGTTTAGTGCAAATTTAGGAAGCAGCACTATTAATATAGAGGGACAAACACTGCCATATCACGGCGACAAACAAGGCGCATTAAAACCACTTTATGCCTTAGCCGCCTTACGTCAAAGCTTACCGCTTACAAATGGAAATGGTAAATATTTTGGTCGTTTCGTTATAGTAAAAATCAGTGAAAAACAAGCTATTTTTACTCCAAATGGAGCATTTTTTACGCAAAGTTTTAGTTTGGAGCTAAAAAGGGATTATGATGGATAAAATTTACATAGCTAAAGATGGTGATAGGCTTGATACTATCACCTACAACCACTACGGACATCTAAGGTTTTTTGAGCAAATTCTAACTATAAACCCAAAGCTTAACACAACACTTCACGCAGGTGATAAGGTGTTTTTGCCTGATATAAAAGAAGTAGCGAAAGAGCAGGCAAAACTATGGTGAGCGAAGGCACAAAGTAGGACGCTAACTGCTTAGCGTCCGTGCCTAAGCGAGTGAGCGAGTATATCGCTTGCGATACGAGCGATGGAAAAACAATAATTTATTTATAAAAGGCATAAAAATGATAAAGCATCCTACCTTTAAGCTAGAAGCCAGCGGTAAAGACATAACAAATACCATCAGACAAAACCTAATAAGTCTAAGCTTTACCGATAAAGAGGGTAATGAAAGTGATGAAATCAGCTTTACCCTATTTGGCATATATGCAAAGCCAGTATTTGGAGATAAGCTTAAGCTTTGGCTAGGATATGGAGATGATCTTTATCTTTGTGGTACTTTTAGCGTGCAAACAACTAGCAGAGACTACAAAGCAAACACAACAGAGGTTAGAGCAACTGCTGTAAATTTTGCAAGCCCTGCAAAAGAGAAAAGACGTGTGAGCTGGGAAAATACAACGCTTTTTGGTATAGCTAAAAAGATAGCTAGTACCAATGCACTATCTTTAAAAACAAGCGGTAGCGACCAAAATATATCTTCTGTTATCCAGGATAATGTAAGTGACATAGAGTTCTTATATGATCTATGCGTCAAATTTGGCTTTTTAATGGCTGTTAAAAATGATAACATCATCATAACAGCCAAAGATGCCAAGGGCGATGCTAGCCAAACCTCAAATACTTCAAAAAATGAGAATTTGCCTACTTTTACACTAAATTTAACTGATCTTTACTCGCTAGAGATCACTGAAGCTAATAGAAACTCTTATACAGCCGTAATAGTAGAGTGGCAAGATATTGAAGCTGGTAAGGTAAAAAGCATTAAGGTGGGAAGTGGTGAACAGGTATATAAGATGCAGATAGCTCAGCCAAAGAGTGATAATGAGGCCTTTAAACAAGCAGAAGCTAAACTTAATGAGCTACAACGTGGCGGAATAAATGGCAGATGTAGCTGCGAAGGGAAAAATATCATAGCAGGCGGCAAGCTTAAATTTGGTGGAGTTGCTGGGCTAGAAACAAATGAGTTTAGCATAAAAGAAGTAAGCCATAAGCTTAGCACGAGTGGGTATGAAATAGACATAGAGTTTGAGGGGTAAAATTTTAGTTATTTAATATGTTTTAAAAGGTTGTAAAAAGCTATTTAAAAATATATTTTTTACATTTAAAATGATAGTGAAATAAAACTAAAATATAGCTCACTCTCATTTTAAATGCAAGATACTCTCATTTTAAATGCGCGCGGATAGAATTGACTACTGATTTTAGGTCTCGCAAAGCTTGCCATTAAAATCAGAGCCGAAATTACTCGCTCATGAAATTTTAAAATTTGCTTGAGTTTTTAACTGCATGCGATTGTGCTAGCGTAGTGCATGCCGTTTAAAATTTCATTGAGGTTAAATTTGACAATGTGATATGCCAGCTCTAATTTTAAAATTTCTCAAACGTTAAATAGCGCAGTATGACAGCTTAACCAAGCGCTTTGCACTTGCTTCAGACTGAAAAATCTCTAAATTTTAAAGCTCCCATTAAGCTTTTATCAAGCGCCTTATTAGCCAAAATTTTGTAAAATCCGCTCATTAAAAAGGATAAAAAATGAGTGAAA